CCCAAGGTCTGGTGCAACTTATATGTATGAGGCAATGGGTGCAACTGATCTTGTTTCTGAAATCTTCAAGAGACCTTTGCAATGAATATCTTTGTCACTGATCCTGATCCCGTTAAGTCTGCTCGTGTCTTACCAGACAAGCACATCGTCAAGATGCCCCTAGAGACGTGTCAGATGCTCTCTATCGTCTGTTCCGAGAAGTGGGGACATGGGTTCGGAACCATCCCTAAGGCAGATGGTCAACCGTACAAGACCACCACAGGTGCCTTCCGTAATCATCCCTGTACCATCTGGGCAAACTCCTTTGTAAACAACTGGAGATGGTTACTTGCTCATGGATTTGCAATGTGTGATGAGTATGCACTGAGATATGGTAAACCCCATACCTGTTTCAATACTCTTCAGGCAGCAAATGAAATCCTTCCATGTGCAGATCCTCAGGGTAGATCAGGTAAGGGTCCAACACCTTTTGTATTTGCTGGACCTGATGAATTCAAGTATGATGAGGATATTGACATCTATACTAAGTACAAAAGATACATTGCATCAAAACCATGGGTGAAGGACAACTACCTGAGAATACCCGAGAGAAAGCCGGACTGGGTTTGATTCCTTTCAGTCTCTGTTTACTTGGTACACTTTGTGTTATAGTAGCAGGGTACTTCCACGGTCACATGAATATCGGTGCCGTGTGGCACAACTTGCATAACTTTAATTGATTATGAGTCGTAATGAATTTGTTTGGGTCGAATCTTATCGACCCCAGACTATTGATGATTGTATTCTTCCTGATGGAATCAAGAATACCTTCAAACAATTTGTAGAGAAGGGTGAGGTGCCTAATCTTCTTCTCTCTGGACCTCCTGGATGTGGTAAGACCACTGTCGCCAAGGCACTTTGTCATGAACTTGGAGTAGACTATTATGTCATCAACGGATCCGATGAGGGACGATTCCTCGATACTGTCAGAAACAATGCGAAGAATTTCGCTTCGACCGTCTCGCTTTCGTCAACTGCAAAACACAAAGTCATCATCATTGATGAGGCAGATAACACAACCCCAGATGTACAACTCTGTCTACGGGCGTTTACTGAGGAGTTTATTGGGAACTGTAGATTCATCTTCACCTGTAACTACAAAAACAAAATCATCCAACCCCTCCACTCCCGATGTGCAGTCGTTGACTTCTCCATCAAAGGAAAAGAACGTCAAGCCCTCGCAGGAAAGTTCTTCCAACGCCTCCAACAAATCCTCGATACAGAAGGTGTTGAATATGATAACAAGGTCCTGGTAGAACTCATTCAGAAACACTTCCCTGATTGGAGACGTGTTCTCAATGAACTACAACGATACTCTGTCAGTGGAAAGATTGACACTGGTATCCTTGCCGCATTCACTAATGTAAAAACCGATGATCTCTTTAAACACCTTAAAGACAAAGATTTCCCCAAGGTCCGTAAATGGGTCGTGGATAATCTTGATAATGACCCTCACGTTCTTCTTCGTAGTGTTTACGACGCAGTATATTCAAAGTTGGATGGTAGTGGGATCGCTGCTGCTGTTCTCATTATTGCTAAGTATCAGTATCAGAGCTCTTTCGTCGCAGACCAGGAAATAAATATGTTGGCTTGTCTGACCGAAATCATGGTGGAGTGTAATTTCAAATGAAACAACTACTTCTTATCCCATTACTCTTTTCATTCTCTCCAGTAGCATTTGCTGGTGATAGTCAACGAGGATGGTCTCATCAGGAAAAATGTTACAAGACTGTCTATCGTGAAGAGTATGTACCAGGAACAATGAAGAATCCTGGATACGTAAAGTCCTACAAGGAACGAGTGAAAGTTCCATGTGAGGATACTTCAAAGAGGCATCATCATGTAGAACCTCATCGCACCTATCGTCCTGCAGAACGGGAAGAGAGACTGAGTAATCATGATGATAACTCCTGTGTTGAGGGTTCTATTATCGGTGGTATTCTTGGTGGTGCTGCTGGTGGTACTCTTGCAACAAAGAAGAATTGGATCTGGTCAATCCCTGCAGGTGTTGTAGGTGGAGCAATGGTCGGATGTCAGGTTGATGGGGGTTGAATCCTATGATCGTGAAACAGATCAAATCTAATTGGTATTATGTGTTCTGGGGTATCGCAACCGTTGCAGTTGTTGCTGGTCAGATCTATGTTGGATCTGGATACCGTCAGATGTCAGAAACAGTAAAAACTCTTATTCAACAAAATTATTATGAACGTTAAAGTATTTCGTATGTCCTCTGGTGAGGATGTGGTTGCTGATGTCCTTGAAGATAAAGAGGATAGTCTTTGTGTTATGAATCCTATCGTTGCCTTTAATCAAGGTGATGGTCGTCTTGGTTTCGCACCCTATGCCCCTCTTTTGAAACGTGAAGAGAAGGAACTGGAGATCAGTAAGAAGTGGATTGTGTATATTGCCAACGTCAATGACGAACTGGTAGAACAGTATGAGGAGATGTTCTCTCCATTGAAAACCCCTAGTAAGAAGTTGATCCTTTGATATGGAATTGAAAGATTGGTTGAATTCAATCAACTTTAACAAGGAGAATATTCTCGATGAGGACCCCACTCTGGCACGAGAATATCCTCCCTATATTATTAATAAGTGTCTGTCAGGTCACTTGGATTGTGTGATGTTTGCCAATGAAATGAACAAGTATCATTTCTTGGATAAGGACATGCAATATAATTTTTATATAAATATTCTGAGAAAGAAGAAAAGATTTTCTCCTTGGCTTAGAAAAGAGAAAGTATCAGATTTAGAGTTTGTTAAACAATACTATGGTTATAGTAATGAGAAAGCATCTCAAGTTCTGAAAATCCTATCTAATGAACAAATTGAATTTATTAAACAACGACTTGACACTGGTGGTACAAAATGACACAAACTGCTGAACCTCAGGTAACTTGGTCTCAAGACAAAATGGTCGAGATCAGGTTGAATGAGCCTGATGACTTTCTTAAAGTAAGAGAAACTCTGACTCGTATTGGTGTAGCTTCTAGAAAAGAAAGGAAGTTGTATCAGTCATGTCATATCCTGCACAAACAGGGTAAGTATTACATCGTTCACTTTAAGGAACTGTTTGCACTTGATGGCAAATACGCTAACCTTACTATTAATGATGTTCAGCGTAGGAATCGTATTACTAAGCTTCTTGCTGATTGGGGACTCATTACGATCCTGAATGAAGATTCGATTATTGATATCGCACCTCTGAATCAGATCAAGGTTCTGTCCTACAAAGACAAACAGGACTGGACTCTGGAACAGAAATACAACATTGGTAAGAGAGGAAAGACCGAAGAGGCTGAATAAATATCTCTGAGTCTTTCGTGCAGACTCTACGAATGTCGGAAACCCCTATAAGACGGTGTAGTTATCACTACATCGTCTTTTTTCGTATCTGTTATAATTAGTATGTAAGAGGTTCGGGTTCTACGGAACCCCCTTTTACGCCAACGGTTGCCTTCGGGGACCACACAACACACTCTCGCTTTAAAAGGAGAAGTCTCATGACACTAGCAAAGTATAATGCTGCCAATTTGGATCAGCTGATGGATCGTATTACAAAGAACTCGATCGGTATGGACGAATACTTCGACAGAGTTTTTAGTACGTCTGTAAACAATTACCCTCCCTATAATGTTATCCAGGTAAACGATACTGAAACTCAACTGGAAATTGCATTAGCAGGATTTAAGAAAGAAGATGTCCATGCTTACACTGAGTATGGAAAACTTTTCGTCAAGGGAGAGAAGAAGACCTCTGATGATGAACGAGTATTTGTCCACAAGGGATTGGCCACAAGAGACTTCGAGAGAGCCTGGACCCTTGCTGAAGACACTGAAGTCTCTAACGTTGTATTTGAAGACGGACTTCTTACAATCACTCTGACGAAGGTAATCCCTGAACATCATCAACGTAAAGACTACCTCTAAATAAAACATCGTCGCCGCTGACGGAGGGGTAACTGGCCAAATCCAGTTGACACCCCTCTTTTTTGTTGGTATAATTTTTTTAGGAAAAACTGTAGAAAAATGAGTGTAAGACTTTTAACACTGAAATCCACTGAGGATGTGATCGCAGACGTTCAGGAAATGGTCGTTGACGAGAAGGTGGTTGGTTACTACCTGAAGTATCCCTGCAAAGTTAATCTTATTGCTGATGTTACTGAGCAAAAAGGATCTTCCCGTCTTCCATCAAAGATTCAACTTCTTCCTTACATGCCGATGAGTAAGGAGAAAACGATTCCTGTGGTCGCTGACTGGGTAGTTACAATCACGGAACCAGTTGACCAACTTTTGAATATGTACACTGAAGGAGTAAAGAAGTATGAAGCCCCTGAAAATTTTAATACTGATGAACAATCAGAAGCTTCTAACGCAGATTGAAGAAGTGTCTGGTGAACTTGGTGATCCAGATTGTAAGTTGATTGAACCATTTGTCCTTTCAGACGACGGGACATTATCCCCTTGGTTGGTTGACATTACAAAACAAAACACCTTCATGATTCACTCTGACAAGATCTTGACTCTTGTAGACCCGAATAGTAAACTATCTGAGAAGTACGAAGACCTGGTTAAGTAATGCGCTTTTATACTAATGTCCAGGTCGTTGGTAACAACTTTCTGGTTCGTGGATATGAAAATGGGAGAAGTGTTATCTTCAAAGAAGAATACTCTCCCACTTTGTTTGTCAAATCAAATAGAGAGACAAAGTATAAAACACTTGAAGGTGAGAATGTAGAACCTATTCAACCAGGTACGGTAAGAGATTGTAGAGAATTTTACAAGAAATATGAAGATGTAGATGGATTCAAGATCTACGGTAATGACCGTTATGTTTTCCAGTACATTTCTGACAAATATCCTGAAGATGAGATCAAGTTTGATATCAAGAAGATCAATCTTGTAACGATCGACATCGAGGTTAAATCTGAGGAGGGATTCCCTGATCCCGATTCTTGTTCTGAGGAGTTGTTGACCATCTCCATTCAGGATTACGCGACTAAGGAGATCAAGACTTGGGGTAGAAAGCCATATACTCCTACACAGGACAATGTGACTTACTATCACTTTGATGATGAAGTTGCAATGCTCAACTCATTCTTATACTGGTGGAATACAAATCCTCCAGAAGTTGTGACTGGTTGGAACTGTCGTTTGTATGACATTCCGTATCTCTGTGGTCGTATTGATCGGATCATGGGATTGAAGAAACTCAAACTCATGTCTCCTTGGGGTATTGTGAGTCACGAGACTGTGTTCATCAATGGTCGAGAATTCAATATCTTTGACATTGCTGGTGTCACCACATTGGACTATCTTGAACTTTATAAGAAGTTTACTTATACAAACCAAGAGAGTTATCGACTGGATTATATTGCCCAAGTAGAACTTGGACAGAAGAAACTCGACCACTCTGAGTTTGATACCTTTAAAGATTTCTACAATGGTAATTGGAAGAAGTTTGTAGACTACAACATCATTGACGTGGAGCTTGTTGACCGTATGGAAGACAAGATGAAACTGATTGAGTTGGCATTGACCATGGCTTATGACGCCAAGGTGAACTTTGTCGATGTGATGTATCAGGTTCGTATGTGGGATACGATCATCTACAACTATCTGAAGAAAAGAGATATCGTGATTCCTCCTCGTGATAGAAGTGAGAAGGACAAGAGGTATGAAGGTGCGTATGTGAAACAACCTGTTCCTGGTGTCTATGAC